TTGCTTTCCTTGATAACTTCTACCCCATGTTTTGTATTCAGCATCTTTATAACTCTCTACTCTGGTATTTTTATCTACAACTTTGTCAGTTAATTCTACCAACTCTTTTGCATAGCACCATACGTAGTCATGCTCTCGTTCAAATACAAAGTAATTACAGTCACCATACAACCAACCTTTCTTACCCATTGTATTTTTAAACTCAACAACAATCCATGTGTCATCAAAAAACCTGTTCTTATTTCCAGTTCTTCTAGCTTTTACATCTACACTAACTGTCTTATTATCTTTTGTTAGATAGAAATCTATATGCTTAAACATATTTTCTTTTTCATCTGCTATGCCAACTGAATAACCATGCTCTTGCACAGTCTTTATAAATTCATTCTCTACTTTTATACCTCGTTTAATATAATCAACGTGGTCTTTTCTACCTGTAAATTCTTTTACTAATGTGTCTGTGCCCATGTTCTACCTACCTTCCATTCATTATCAAGAGGACATTTCATTTGTAATTGTTTCTCTGTATCTTTCATAGCATCTTTCGTTAGCTGTCCAAATCTTTTTATATCTTTGTTAAGAACTTCAAACTGATACTCATCATGTATAGATGCTACAAGTCTAGCATCAACACCTATTCTATTAATACATTTAATCATATTAATTAACCATAGCTTACACACAACTGCACCTGCACCTTGTATCATAGTATTCAAGGCACTATGAGAACTACGTATATGTAATAGTCTTCCATCAATACCTTTAATTGTGCCTTTCATAGCTGCCTTTGTTACCTGATCTTTTAAATGTCTAAAAGAAGGCATACTTTTTAAATAGGTTTGTACAATTCTATCACCTTCTTCTGAAGAAACTTTCAAAATCTTTCCTATTTTTGTAGAAGATGCTCCATAAATAAAAGCATAAATAAAAGTCTTTGCCTGGTCTCTATTTGTTAAACCTACTTTTTTCATATTATATGAATGAATATCACCTTCAGTAACTTCTTTTGTAAAATTTTTATCATTCATTAGATGTGCTAAACATCTCAATTCTAATCCACTTGCATCAGTACCTACTATAGAATGAGTGTAGGGATTATCAACTGTCCAACAATCTCTACACTCCTTTCCATATGGAGAACGAACTGCAGGTATCTGTGCCATGTTAGGAGAATGGTGAGACATACGACCAGTAATAGTTTTAAGTGTCATTACTTTACCATGTACTCTTCCATCTTTATCATCACATGCCTCTATCCATGACTTAATCTGTGCTATACGTTTCTGTAAAAGAAAGAATCGTGAAAACTTTTTTGCTTCAGGTAGTTCTATATTATCCAGAACTGCTTCATTAATAATTATATTTCCTTTGTCTGTATGTTGTTTAGGTTTCCAACCTAGCTCCTTCAATCTCTCTGCAATCTGTTGTCTTGAACCTATATTAAATGGTATATATTTTGTTTTTGTTTTTAATTCTACAACTGTAGGTTCAAAGGTAGTTAATGACCACTTCTCCAAACCCTTTGCTTCATCTTTTAATTTATTATATAAACTCATAGCTTTCTGCATATCTAAATAGAAACCATTACATTCTTGTTGATCTATAATTATTCTTATTTGATGTTCAAGATCAATAGAAGAACGAGAAAACCCTTTACCTTCTTGTTGTAATACTTGATATAACTTATGTGTTATGGCTACATCTTGTTTACAATATTCTAACATCTCTGGTGTATACACTTCATAAGAATCTATATCACCTTTAGGCATAGCTAATTTATTTCCCCATGCTTCCAGACTATGCCCATTATCTCTAATAGGATTAAGTAATTGTGATAATATAAGAGTATCTATAATCTGACTAGGTTTAATAGTAGTACCAAGCAATCTATTAAGCACAGGTGCATCAAATGATAAACCATTATGCATAATAAATTGCTTAACACCTTGTGACCAATCCCTAAACCCATGTAGCATATCAGGAGGGAAAGGATAAACCCTCCCTGAGTCTATGTCTTTAGCCACTACGCAATGAACCTTTGTGGGATTTAAGCTATCTGTTTCTATATCAACTACTGCTCTCATCATCTTTCCAATCATGCCAAAACTCATTATATAATATCATGGGAGTTCTCTCACCTACCCATACATTTGCGATATTAAATTGAGCATACTCATCTGCTTCTTCCCATGTCATTCCATCTCGTTCTCTTAGTATTTTACATATTACACTATAAGAATAAACATGTAAAGTTTTTTTATTAAATTGTTCTCCATAACCTAGGATAGCATCATCAAACCCATCTATAGATATAGCTGAAGCATCTAATCCACACCAGTTACACTCTTCATTATCACCTACATCTAATTCAGTTTTCTCTTCACGACAATAATGTTTCCACATTAGAATGGTATCCCCTCTCTATTATTATCCTCTACTTCATAAGGATTGTTAATCTCTTTCAGACGCCCTGTCTCTTTATCATAGAATAAATGTGTAGCTATACCTGTATCTCCTGTATATCTATTCTTTAATATACGTATGGTTGTTGTATTAGAAAGAACTTCATCTTCATCTTGTTGATTTCTTTCTAATGCTATAACACCATCTGATAGATGGGCAATAGATGCACTACCTCTCAAGTGAGATAGAGTTACTTCTCTTCCATCTTCATGTCCTCTATCTCCTGTAGGTCTACGAAGATGTGATACTAATAACAATCCTATGCCTGTTTGTTCTACTAATGAACGTAACTTAGTCATAAGAATATCAATAGATTTTCTTTCATCAGTATCTTCTTGTCCTGATACAAGGATGGATAGATGGTCAAGGAATATCCATTTACAATCCAATGCCTGTGCCATGTACCTAACCCTTGAAAGTATTTCATCATTAGAGATAGAACCAAAGTGGTCAAAGGCAAAGAACCTGCCTGTACCTACTGTGTTATCAAACCATGTATCTAATTCAGCTTGACTATAGTTCTTACGTATCTCATTAATATACAATCTTGCATTTGCATCTACTGACATGATATTAAATGCTGTATTCTTTGTACTTTCTTCTAATGCAAGTATGCCTACATTATCGTCTGTATTCTTTAACATATGATACATTAACTCACGCATAACAGAACTCTTACCCATGCCTGCACCACTTGTAAAGGTAATTAATTCACCTGTCCTCATACCATAAGTCTTATCATTAAGTTTATTCCAAGGATATAAACATGTCTCACAATATTCTTCATTAAAAATAGTAGACTTTAAATCTTTTAAGTTTATTATTCCTGCAGGTGTATAAGGTTGTGCATTCCACCAAGCTCTTGTAAATTCTTCACGTTTATTTAATTGAAGAAATTCATTTGCATCTTTGTGTTCCATGTGCATAATCTTACACTTATTAGGTGAGAATAATTGTGCTACTTGTTCACTTGCAGCTCTTCCCTGTTTATCCATATCAAAAGATATAACAATCTGATCAAAGCTATCAAGATATTCAAATTCTTTCTTACAATTACTTAATGCTGACTGTGCACCATTCTTTATAGATACACATGCCCATTTACTACCCATTAATTCATAAGCAGACATAGCATCTATTTCACCCTCAGTAATAGTAATATACTTTCCATTAGGAGCAAAGATATTCTGACCAAACAATACTGTATTAGACATTTTACCTTCACTTCTCATTGCTTCTTTATTAGCTACAGTACGTATCTTATTAGCTATGTTGTTACCACCCTCATCAAAGTATTTATAAATGTGGTGTGTATTTTTATTATCTTTCATTATGACATCTGTATTATATTTTTGTGCTGTTTCTTTAGATATACTACGTTCAGATAATGCACCTAAAGTTCCAAAAGTTTTAATTACCTTATCTGTTTTCATTGGTATTACATTTTCTGCTTCCACTTTATTTCCTTTCTCTCCAAATCTAGTCCAACAAGAATAGCAAAAACTATATCCTTCTGAATGGTTCACATTAGCATCACTAGAACCACATTCAGGACAAGCACCTCTATCTAACCATTGTTTTTCCATAATTATTAATCCAAATCGTCTAAAACATTATCATATAAATCATCTACAAAGTCAAGCTTATCTTGCATAACTTCTTGCGTATCTTTCTTTGCAAGGTCTCTTGCTTCTTCTAAATTATATCCTTCTTCTAAATATTCTTTTAGAAACTCACGATAAACCTGACTTTGTTCTCTCTTTAATTCTTCAATCATAAAGATTAATCCTCTTTAGTTTTCCATGCTTGAGGATCGTCAGACCATACATGGTCAGCCCAATGATTAGGATAATGATCCCCATCTCTATCTACATGTTCACTTGTTTTAGGTGATATACCAAATAAATCTTTCATATCATCTAGTAAATCTAAAAGTTTTTCTATTTCCCAGGCAGTTACATACTTAATGCCTGACTCTCTATAACTTTGTGAAAAATCATTACCTGCATTAAATATATCTAGTAATGCTTTCTTTTGTTTAGCATTTAATCCTATGCCAACATTTGTTTTTACTTTTTTATTCATAGTTTTCTTCCTTTCATTGTTATAAACTTCTGCTTCTTTCTTTAACCAATCAGTAAATGTATTAGTCATTCTTATCTTCCTTCTCTATGTGTGTTGCATCAGGATTTTCTGTAGGCATAGCCCATCCTGACTCTGTTGTAAACTCTGTCTCTATTCCTAGTCTACTACGCAATTCATTACACTTCTCATTCAATTCTTTAATGCGTATGTATGCGTCTCGTAATTGTCTTTGTAAATCTTTAACATTCTTTCTTAGTATTTCTTTTTCTGTCATCATCTACCTTGTCCTTTATATTTTTTCCATTGTTTACGTTTATGTTTATTCAATGGTCTACTTAAATTGGATTGTCCAATAGTAGTTTTCTTTCTTACTCTATCATTTCTAAAAACAAAATTAATTCTCATTATAATCCTTTATATAAAATAAATGTTTTCCTATTTTATTAACAAAATAAAATTCATCTGCCCATCTGGGATGTACATATACTGCATGATAATGGGTACATCCTGATGTATTATTTAACTGAACACCATTTAACGCAAGGTTAGCTACTTCATAAGCATCTTCCTTTGCTTTTATATCAAGCATTCGTTCAGGTTTTCCATCACAATAATAAGAGAACGCACATCTGTTTCTTACTATATGTCCTTTCCAATAGACACCATCATGTACAACTTTACAAATAGTATCTGGAAAATCTGTTCGTGCTAGTCTTTCAAGGATAACATTAGCTACTGCTAATTTACCTTCAAAACTTTCTGACCTTGCTTCATAGTATACTGCTTCAGCTAAACAATCTTCACCTTCATCAGCTAATACACTTAATGTATATACATATAACATTAAGAGAGCTATGAATAAATAAATACTTCCTATTATATATCTCATATTCTTTTCCTTATTGTACCCTAATAATTTTTAATCCTTCACTTCTTTCAAATGGTTGTAAATCTTCAAACCCATTCTGCATTAACAATCTATTAACATATACTTTAGCATCTTGTTCTGTTTTAAAGAACATAGTCTCACCATTAAACTCTGCTAATGGTTCTAGTATAACATCTTTATCTTTAGATATAAAAGCTATTACAAAATTCTTATTCATCTCTATAACCTACTACATTTAAACAGTAATGTCAAGAATTATTTATAAATAATTTGAAATTTATCTAACACATCTAATTCTTCTGATGTTATATCCTTTACAGAATGTACTGATACCCAATCATTATTATAATTTTCATAGGTATTAGTATCATCATCATAGTTATCTTCAAATATTTCTTCTGCTTCATCACCATAGACTTCTTGTATTAAAACTTTAGATTTGATAACTCCTATCTCATAATCATGTTGTGTTCCCATAGAAAACCAAGAGTACTCATGACATTCAGTATCTCCACACCCACCTTTTATTTTATATGTTACTAGTATCATCTTCATTCTCCCCCATATACTTCTTGTTAATCATAGATTGTATATGTCTAATAATAATTTCTAATTCATGTTTATCTAATTGAAATAAATTTTCTTTTATTTCTTTTTCTAATTCTTTTATACTACTCATCTTCAATCTCCTCTTGCCATGTGTCTATGACATCATCTCTAAAAGTTTCTTGTTCGTACTCTCCATTGGCTAGTTCTGCTAACAGTTCTGGTATATCTGTATCAGTACCTAACCAATTCTCTATCATTTCTTTTGTTACTTTATTCATCTTCATTCTCCTTATTAAATTGATAAACTTTTGCTTTAGGTTTTACTTCAAAGTCTGGTATGAAAGTTATGCTTGGTTTTAATTCTTCTTCCTTTGGAATACCAAAGTCTACTGTATATATCCACGCATCATAATTCTCATTGACTTGTACTATATCTCTGAACTCCACGACAGGACAGGTGTCAAGCCAATCCATAAATATCTTTTGATTATCTTTATCCATCTTAATATCCTTTCACTTCTATGTTCATGTCATGCTCCCATTTATTTTTAGTTATTATAAAACCTATTCTATTAACCCAATGGTATCCACTTGTTACATACCATACACAATCTTCTTCTCCTATTGTCCATATATATCTTTCACCATCTGGTTTCTTCATAGTTTCTATAAACTCTTTATCATCTACCCATACATTTTCATGGATAGGTATATACTTATTCAGAAATGTTTTACTATAAATAGTTTTCCATTTATCTCTGAATGGTGTTACTGTAAATCCTCTACTAATCATTATACATTCTCCTCATCTAATGCTATGTTATCTACTTGTTCATCATGGTAATTTAATTCATTCATATCTATATATTCACCATCATAAAACTTTTCTTCTGCTTCTTCTTTATCCTTTGCTTTCACTATGTATTCAGTAGTTACTACTGCTGTTGTTATTACACTATACTTATTCATTTATCATTCCTTAATTACAGTTAAAATTCTATTAAGTTTTCTTCTGTCTATTAACAATAGATTAAAACATCTCAACAGATGGTATAAATCCATCTCACCTATTTCAATATCTTTATTTCTTCCTTCAGAAAAATATTTTGTTTCCATAATATCTTCTACATCAGATGGAATTTTATTCTCATCTATTATTTGTAAAACATTTACAACTTTTTTAATTTTCATATTGTTCTCCTTCACTATATTGTTGGTTGTCTAGGCTAGTAAAGCCTTCTTCTAAATCATTAGCAAATTCTTCTAGTTCTGCTAATGGTATTTGTTTTATGTTACTTACTTGGTATGCATCAAGAGCCATGCTCTCAACTGATGTGTCTACATCTGCATACTTTTTATATTTTATTTTAGGCATCTTTTAACTCCTCTACCATACTAATAGCATCACATACATTATCATATGTTTCTATTGCGTGTGTTTCTGCTTCTTGTGCCAAACTACTTGCTTGTTGTGCAACATTCATAGCATCTGACGCATAGTCTCTTGCTTGATATAGTTTATCTAGTATTTGTTCTTTAGTCATCTTCATTCTCCTTTCATAAAAGATTGTTTCAATGTCCATTGTTTATTTCTACATACCCAATGCACTTCTTGTCCATGTGTATCATGTATAGACACATGAAATTTATTAAGTTTGTTCCATGTAAATCCTAGCATATGCCATAGACCTTCATGGTTTTTTATAAACTGTCTTGCAGTTAAGCTATTGTTTTCCAATGTGTTTTCCTTTCTTGGTTTACTCCAAAGTAATCACTAATCCAATCACCATGTCGTAGGTAATGATTTATCATAGTGATATATCCTTGAATATTTTTAAATTCTGCCATAGCACCCTTAACTATAGGAGTTTTGTGTGCTTGTCTTCTTAACTCTGGCAGTCTCTCTTTATTACACTTCAACCAATACAATACATCATCTGCATTAAAGGTTGCACTCTTTGGTTTCTTTAATACACTTGAGTGTATCTGTGATTTATCATATGGCTCACCATACCAACCTGCATCAGTAAGTATTTTTTCTAATGTAGGGTGTATTTTAGAATGAATTGCATACTCCTCATAATAATCAAATATAAGTAAGCCATCAGATGCATAATCTTCACTACCTCTAAACCAGATACCATCTCTACTATTATCATTATAAAAATCACTTGCTCTTACAGCTTTAGCTTCTGGTATTAGTTTATTTATTTTTTTAATTAAGTCTTTTGTTTTCATTTCATTCTCCTTAATGTGCGTCAGCATGTCTGCTAACTTGTTCTTCCCATAGCCATTCTAACTCCTGCATAATATCTTCTTCTTCAAAGTTAGGGTTAGGGTGCGTAAGATTACGCATAACTTCTGATGCAAAGGAATAAAAATCTTCATGTCCCTTACCTATTATATCAACGACATCTTCATTCCATTTGTCTTCTTCTTGCATCATAAGATGTTTTACTTGTCCCATTGTTATCTCCTTTCTATAATAAAGCTAATGCAATTATAATAAGATAAAATATTGTTTCTGCATATTCCATTATTTATTTTCCTTCCTTATCATATCTTTCTTCTTTAGCTAACCATTTTCTTATAAACTGTTTCAAGTTATCTGTCAACTCATCTTTCTTTAAGAGAGTTTCAAAGACAGCTTTAGCAGAACCTAATCTATACCATACATTAGATTTGTATTCTTCTTCTTTTGTTTCTTTTTTCTTTTTAAACTTTAGTATTGTCATACTCTTCTCTCCATTCTTTAGACGCTGATATTAACATAGGATTTGTGTCCATTATCTCTCTAATGTACGCATCTCCATACTCCCAACTATCATGTGTCATGGGTGATTTACACGCAGTAAACCATCTTGCATATCCATTCTTATCTTCATTGTCTTTCTTCTGATATGTCTTGAGAATTTTCCATTCAAAGTACATACCATTATCTTCATTGATAGTAAGGTATGTAGCATAGGCATTGTCAATGTCTTTTGATTTACCAAATTTATTTTTCATTTTTATACTCCTCATATAAGTTATCTTGCATATGATATGCTTCTAATTCGTAAGGTAAATTATCATACTTTATAGTAGTACAATCTTTACCTTTCCATATTATTCTATTAACTATATCACCTTTTTTATTTTTAGTCAACACCTCTATTAATTCTTCAGTATAATACTGTTTGGCATGTACCATCTCATGTATAAGTGATATAATAAACTCTTTAGTCTTTGATATTGTATTCACTTCAATACCAAAACTTCTTTTATTATCTAATACCCAACAACCACCCAAGTCTGTCATGCTTTTTGTCAAATGACAATCAACATTAATACTTCTAGCTCTTGGCATTAGTCTTTGTATGCAGAAAGATATAACTTTGTCTGCTATATCTCTCTGTCTTTTTGTACCACCTTCAATGTATATATCGTGCATGTTTTTTACTTTCTGGTGATTAAATTAAGTTCTCTGATTATGAACATCAAGAGTATAAGTATTTTTTCTTATCTCATTTTTTCTTTCATATTCTGGGTAATAGAAAGCTTTAGTTCCTTTAGTTATTCTTAGGAAATTTTCTCCACTTTCTCCACCTTTTGTATAAGATATAGTATACTTATTATCTTGTCTTTTATTATCTCTATGTCTTGTTGGAACTTTGCCTTGTAGTTTTAGTCCAAACAATGCTAGGTTAACTCCTAACTTTATAAAGTTTATATTATTAAACATATGTATTCTCCATAGTTATGTTACCATATTGGTAACGATTAATGGTAACAAATGTTACCTGCTAATGTTGTGATAAATGAACATGCGTTTGTCTATCTATCACTCTTTGTCCAAAACACCCTGCCTTACAATCTCCACAATGTCCTTTGATTTTCTTATGTGTCTTAGGACATTTAAATTGTCTGGTATTGTCAGACATAGTTGTCTTGTGGTCATCACCATAAAACATGGTTGACCATTTATCATCTATAAGCATCTGTTCTTCCTCTTTAGTCGTAGTAGGATCAATAGATGCACAGATGGATAAATTCTTTATAGGAAATAAGATTTCTTCTATTAAACTTTTTAACTTTGTATCTCTCCATGCTCTTGTAGGCAACCACCATATAGTATTAGGTGTTGCTTTACATATTACTTTTATTCTAAATATATCTTGTATATCTTTTATGCCTTCACCTCTTGTCATAAACCTTGCTCGTTCTGTTTGTTTCTTTGCTCTCTCAAGTTGTATGATAATTCTGGATAAACTTTCATTCTTTAAATCATATGTTGTAGGTAAAGATTGCCAGAACTTTTCATCTCTTACATCTTTATCTTTCATACCTTTGTA